CCTGTATAGAAACACCAGTTCTGGGGGTAGTATGGACTCTCTGCGATGAGGAGCGTGTGTGCCGCAACCCCGCAAGGATCCTGCGCGTCGTCAGAACCGGGTGACCACTGATCTGGTGGTTGTTGGTTCTGGCGTGTCTCTGCCTGTTCCTGCGCCTGATGAGGCGTGGAGGCCGGACACTGTTGGGCGCTGGGGGGAGTTCTGGGGGTCGAAGATTGCGGGCCAGGTCGAACCGTCGGATGTCGGTTCGTTGCGGCGGCTGTTCTACCTGTATGACGAGCTGGACCGCATGAAGGATGCTATCGAGTTGACGGGCAGGGTGGTGGAGGGGTCGCAGGGGCAGCCGAGGCCGAATCCGTTGTATTCGCAGGTTGAGAAGTTTGCAGCGGAGTGCCGCCAGTTGGAGGACAGGTTCGGTCTGTCGCCGGTCGCTCGCCTGAAGATGGGTGTGGTGTTCGCGGATGCTCATTCGTCGCTGGATGCGTTGAACAGTCAGATTGCTGGGAGTGTCGATCTGGATGTGTGGGATGATGCGTCCGAAGCCTGAGTTCACCTTGGGTGAGGACGTGATCCGCTGGATTGAGGGGGCGTGTGTTCATGGGCCGGGTGACGTGCTGGGGATGCCGGTCAAGTTGACGCGGGAGGAGAAGCGGTTCCTGCTGTGGGCGTATGAGGTGGATGGGGACGGGAAGCGTCTGGTGCGGCGGGCGGTGCGTGGCCTGCCGAAGGGGTCAAGGAAGACCGAGTTCGCCGCCTGGGTTGCTCTGGCAGAGATGGCGGGCCGGGTGCGGTTCTCGCATTGGGAGGGGAATGTTCCTCGGGCACGGCGGGTGATTGACCCGTATGTGGTGACTGCGGCGTCGTCGTATGAGCAGGCCGACCTGCTTTTTTCTGCCGCCCGGTCGTGCATCACGGAGGGGCCGCTGTCGGACTTCTTCGAGGTGTTCGACAAGGAGATTCAACTGAAGGACCAGTCGGGCGTGCTGGTCAGGGTTCCGGCTGTCGCTGGGGCGAACGACGGGCTGAGGCCGACGTTCGTGGTGGCGGATGAGACGCACGAATGGGTCGGGTCGAAGGCCCGTGTTCATCTGGTGCTTGAGAACGGGTTGGCGAAACGTCAGGATGCTTGGTCGTTGTCGATCACGACGGCAGGGAACCCGAAGGTTGATTCGGTGGCGCTGTCGCAATACGAGTATGGGAAGCGGGTGGTGTCGGGCGAGATTGACGACCCCGGCTTCCTGTTTGTGTGGCGCGAACCGAACGTGAACGTGGACGAGCTGGCCGACCCGGAAGTTCTTGAGCGGGCCGTTAGTGAGGCGAACCCTGAACCGTGGAAGCGTCTCAACGATCTGAAGCTCAGGTTCCGTGAGGTTCCGCTCCACGAATACGCCAGGTATCACCTCAACCTCTGGGTCGAGCCAGATGACGAACGGTGGCTGCCGCCCGGAGTGTGGGACACGCTGGCGTCGGACCGGCAGATACCGGACAAGGCCGAGGTCGTGCTCGGGTTCGACGGGTCGTATTCGGGTGACTCGACCGCGCTCGTCGCCTGCACTGTTGAGGAGCAGCCGCACCTGTTCGTGCTGGGACTGTGGGAGCATCCGGGGGGAGGGGTGGCATGGCAGGTCGATCACGACGACGTGGAGGCCACCGTCCAGAAGGCGTTCGCCAGGTTCACTGTCCGTGAGATGTCTGCCGACCCGCCTTACTGGTCGCAGCAGCTCCAACGGTGGGCCGAGCAGTATGGGGCCGACGTGGTGCTGGAGTTCAACACTTACGTCCGTAAGCGGATGGCGGCTGCCTGCTCGTCGTTCTACCAGTCTGCCACCACCGGAGGATTCACCCACGATGGGCATCCGGGTCTGGCACGGCACGTCGATAACGCCGTGCTGAAAGAGACGGCGCAGGGTGCCTACATCACCAAGGAGGACAAGAGTTCTCCGCGTAAGATCGACGCGGCTATTGCTGCGGTCGTCGCATACAACCGTGCCATGTGGCACGCCATGAACGAACCAGCCGAAGCGGGAGTGATGTGGCTATGACTGCCATACTATTGCAGGTTACGGGTATCATTTTGATGGCTGTGGGTCTGGCGATGGCTGCCGGAGTCTGGGCCGGTGTTGTGGCCATCGGTGTCGCCATGCTCGCGTTCGGGCTGGCTGTTGAACGGACGGGTTGATGCTGGGACGGCTCTTCGAGCAGCGCGGCAGTTTCCAGAACCTATGGGCCTCAGGCGCTCTGTTCCAGCGTCCGTCCCCGACCGGCATGGCAGTCACGCAAGACACTGCCCTGCACATGTCTGCCGTCTACGCCTGTGTCCGTCTCATCTCCGACACCATCTCGACGCTGCCGGTTGATCAGTTCATCCGGCGTGACGGGCAGAGGTTCCCGTATCGCCCGAAGGACGCTTGGGTCGAGAAGCCCTCCGTCCGTTACCCCCGCACGACATTCTGGAAGCAGGTTCTTGTCTCGTTGCTTCTGGACGGCAACTCATTCGTTCACATTATGAGAGCGCCGGACGGGACAATCTTCAACTTGGAGGTTCTGAACCCGCTTCACGTTGACATTCGGGAGCGTGGCGGCAAGCTCGAGTATGTCGTCAACTCTGCGATGGTTCTGCCTGCCGAAGAGGTTCTGCACGTCACCGAGATGATCGTTCCTGGTGAGCTGCGCGGACGGTCGCGGGTGCATGAGGCGCGTGACACGCTGGGCCTCGGGATGGCGCTGGAGGAGTATGCGTCACGGTTCTTCGGCAACGGGGCGTATGCGGGCGGGGTCATCGAGTGGCCGGGGCCGATGACGCCCGAGCAGCGCCGTGACCTTGCCGACTCTTGGGATTCAGGCCACAAGGGGCTGGCCCGTTCGCACCGTCCCGCTGTCCTGTATGGCGGCGCGAAGTTCGTGCCGATCTCGGTCAAGCCGTCCGAGTCGATGCTGATCGAGCAGCGCAAGTTCTCTGTCGAGGAGGTCGCTCGCCTGTTCCGGGTGCCGCCGTTCATGCTGGGCATCTCGGACAACGCGGCGATGGCGTTCAGCAGCATCGAGCAGCAGCAGATCTTCTTCCGTCAGCACACCATCCAGTCCTACGTCGAGATTCTTGAGGACCACTTCCAGAGGCTGCTGTCCAGCCCCGATTCGTTCATCAAGTTCAACCTGTCGTCTCTGGTCAGGGCCGACCTTTCGACCCGCACCTCGGCCTACTCGACCGCGCTCCTGGCGGGCTACATGTCCGTGAACGACGTGCGCGCCCTCGAGGATCTGCGTCCGGTGGAGAACGGCGACGAATACCGCGTTCCGTTGCAGAACATCCCGCTGTCCGACACGCCGGTCCTGACGCTCAAGCAGAAGGCCACTATCGCCCAGGCGCTGACCATCTCTGGTTACACGGGCGAGTCGATTGCCGAGCTTCTTGACCTGCCGCTGGAGCACACCGGGCTGCTGTCGGTCCAGACCCAGCCTCCCGTTGAGGGTGAGGAACCGGGCGAGGAACCTGCCTGATGCCGTATTACATCACCGATTCCAACCCGGACTGTGGCGGGTGGGCCGTCGAGAAGGACGACGGTGAGGTGCTCGGCTGTCATGAGACCAAGCAGGACGCTGTGGATCAGATGGTGGCGCTGTCTCTGGCGGAGGGCATCGAACCTGCGGGGGAACGTCAGGTCGAGCTGAACCTTCCCGGCTACATCCGTGATGCTGCGGCACAGGGGCTGCGCTTTCATGAGGATGGCCTGTCGGGTGATGGTGTTGTTCCGCGCACGATCGCGGAGGCGCGCCGGATGGCTGCCGGTGAAATCTCTGAGGACAAGGTGATTCGCGTGTCGGCATGGGCCGCACGTCACCGCCCTGACCTTGACGCTGATGGTGCTCGTCCCGGTCAGGATGGCTACCCGACCCCTGGTGCGGTCGCCCATCTGCTGTGGGGTATTCCGACTGGTTCCCGTTACTCTGACGCTGTCGCATGGTTCGACGGCAAGGCTGAAGACATCAAGGCTGAAAGGTCTGTCATGGAATCCATCCCGGTGCGTGGACGCACGAACAGCAGCATCGAGTTCCGTGCGGTGACGGGTGACCTGTCGGGTGACGGGAACACGTTCGTCGGCTATGCGGCGATGTTCGATGTGCCGTCGGAGCCGCTGCCGTTCATCGAGCGGATCGCGCCCGGTGCGTTCGGCAAGACGCTCCGCAACCGTCGCCGTGACGTTCGCATGTATGTGAACCACGACTCCAACCTGCTGCTCGCCTCCAAGCGGTCCGGCACCCTCCGGCTCGAGGAGGACGACCGAGGACTCCGGGTCGAGGCCGACCTGCCCGACACGACCTACGCCAACGACCTGCGTGTCCTCATGCAGTCCGGGGTGGTGGACAAGATGTCGTTCGGGTTCCAGGTGCCGCGTGGTGGGGACCAGTGGTCCGACGACGGGCGTGAGCGGACCCTGCGTCAGGTCGAACTCTTCGAGGTGAGCGTGGTGACCGGGTTCCCGGCGTACGACCAGACGACCGCTGCGGTCCGCTCCCTCGACCGGCTGTCTACCCGCACCGGCATGACGGTGGACGACCTGACCGAGGTGCTAGACGCGCTCGCTGACGGCGACACGGTGGACCCGGTGAAGGCTGACGCGATCATCGCGGCACTCAAGTCTTCGATGCCGGAGCCTGAACCTGAGCCGGTCAACCTTGTTGCGCTCAAGCAGAAGTATCTGGAGTTGCTTGCCAAGCAGGTCTGATGGCGCAACGCTAAATACTGTGTAACATTATTCCTGCTTGCGCCCTACCCACGGGACAGCCGCACGCCCTAACCACGGGATCCGGCAGAGCGACGATAACTACACCTATCGCCCCGTTCGTGGGCAGGAGTATCCGCATGAGCGAGTACATTGACCGTCAGCGTGAGGTTCGCGCGCGCGCGTTCGAGGAGGCCAAGGCCCTCCTGGAGACTGCCGCGTCCGAGTCCCGCGACCTGTCTGCCGAAGAGCAGGCAAAGTATGACCGTATTAGCGCCGAGCTGGACGAGCGTGCCGCCGTCATTGAGCG